TCTCGACAGCATATCCTGGGCATGTGGCATGATCCCATTCACGAGGCACGCTACGTATCAGCGTTACAGAAGCAAGGATCCATCTCGTATGAGATAGATTATAGCTCCTACGACTCAACCATCTCTAACGAGCTGATGGTGTTCGTCTACGAATCGCTATCAGCGGCCGGCTTCGCACCTTGGGAAGCCAAACTTATGGCTGAAATAACGGCACAGCAGGGTGCAGTCACTCCCTCTTTCTACGGAACGAGCGAGTCTGTCTCCTACTTCCGTGGCCAGGTCACGCTTATGAGTGGTCTCCTCACTACTTCAGAACTCGGTTCTATCATATCCATATCCATCGTGCTATTCTGCCTTTCCAAGCAGATACCTACAATAGTCGATGAATGGTTAAGTGGACGATTCATCATATTGGTTCAGTCCGATGATGTACTTTTCACAGTGAATAAGGAACTCGATGAAGAAATGTTTAAAGAGACTGCCGCGCGCCTGGGCATTATCGCCAAGGTTAAGCGGGGTAGCACCTTTCTTAAAAGGTTCCTACCTGTAGGACATTTAACAAAACTCGCCAAACCCATATCCAGGAATATTCAGCAGACTATTGGCAACGAGGACACGTATGACGGCAAACCTAATGCCATCCTACGGCTAGGACTCGCTGCCAGACTGGCCGGACTGAACGGGCATCCCCTGTTCCAGAAGTTCTGGCCTAATCTCTTCGAGATCTATCGATCCAACTTCGATTATGTCGCTGAAATTACTAACCCCACAGATTGGGTTCAAGGCAATCCCTCCCTCACCATGGCGGATGTTAGAGCCATTGAGCAATACGCCGCTACGGCCAAAGGAAGCAATGTCATGACCAATTTGCTCGAACGGGCTCAATTCGACCCGTCCGCAGCATCGGTTGTGGCATATCTCCGGAGCCGGGGGTTATCACTAGATTTCTTAGCCGCAGATCAACAGCGCGCGCGTTCGGAATACACTCGCGCACTTTTCTCGGCTCCCTCACCTGAAGCTCAGTTCAACATGCTGACTTTTGCTAGGTGGAATACTTAACATGTTTGATTTCGTCCTAGATCCAGGCGTCATTTAGAAATCTTGCTTC